GGACGTCGCCGCCGGCCAGGTAGTGCGGGTCCCACTCGACGACGCAGTCGCCGGTCCCGCCGGCCAGCGCGTACTTGATCACGTGACCGAGTTCGATGTCGGCCATCGAGGTGATCCACCACGCGACGGTGAGCTTGTTGAGGAGGTCGGCGTGCTGGGTGAACGCCGGATTCGTCGCCTTGAACGCGAACAGGGGCTTCAGGTCGGTCAGGGCCGAAACGTGCGCCTGGATGACCGTCCGCGACTTGTTGATGATGCGCGGCGGGAGATAGCTGATATTGGCGTCCGAGGCGCGCTGCTCGCCGGAGACGTAGCGGTGACCGATCTCGATCCGGTCGTACATCGGGTCGGAGCGATTCAGGCGGTCGCCTTCCTGGACCGCTTCGCGCATCCAGCCGAGGACGCGCGCGTCGCCGCCGGACTTCATCGCCTCCCAGGTGGTGGGCGGGAGGCCGTCGATGCCGCTGGAGGAGAAATCCGCCATCTAGGTCAACCCGGCGGTCGCGCGTGCGAGCAGCGTCCCGACGATCGCCCCGACGTAGAACTCCAGCGCGGTGGACGCCTTGCCGGACCAGCCACACGCACACGTCGCGACGAAGATGCGCCCATCGTCAACCCCCGATGGCACGAGTAGGTGGCGGTGACAGATCGGGCACTGCGGGGAGACGGAGGCCACGGCCAGTGTCGTGTTCTGCATCTCAGTCCTGCAGCGCCGACACGTTCGCCTCGGTCACGCCCGGGCCCAGCTCGGCGGTCGGCGCGTCGGTCCCGAGCGCCTTGAACGTGCCCCGCCGGCCGAACTTCGCGGCCGCCGCCTTCGACACGGGCGCGCCGCCGAGCGGGTCCCCGAGGGTGTGCGCGTCCTGATTCGACCGATCCTGCGAGTAGTCCCGCCAGACCATCTGCTGGCCCTCGCCGTTCCGCGCACGGATCTCCGACTGGTGTTCGAGCTGGCGGAGCTGGTTCAGGGAGGTCAGCATGACCTGCTTGTGCGTGCCGTCTGGCTGGAGCACCTCGATGGGGGTTGGCGCGAACGCGAGGTCGACCGCGGGGGCGGCCGGGATCCAGGACATGCGCGCGCCGCAGCGCGGACAGGGACGGTCGGCCTCGGTGGCGCGGATCGCGACCGGGACGTAGATGTCGAGGGCGATCACCCCGCAGCGGCAGGAGAAGTCGTGTAGAGGGATAGGACTACCCCGCCTTCCGTCGCGGTGCCTGCGACGTCTCGGCCGCCGGCCCACCGCCGGTCGTCCAGAACAGGTCGGCGGTGATCGTCGCCACCATCTCCCGCACGAGGGACTCGACCGTGCGGCCTTGACGTTCGGCGCGGTGCTGCAGCTCGGCCTTCTGCGCCGGGGAGAGGTCGATCTTGATGTGTGCGAAGGAGAGCCCCGCGAGCGCCTCGACGCGCGTGAGCAGATCGGCGCCGTCCTTCAGCGGGAGGCCGCCGATGGAGGCTTCGACCGCGGTCAGGGCGTCGGCCTGGAGCACGATCGCCTTCTTGCCCGGTTCGAGGGCCTTGAACCGCTTGAGCTGCGCGGCGACGACGTCATCGACCGGGCGCCCTTGGCGGTTGGCGTACGCCTGATACGGATCGACGATGTCGTCGGGGATGGTCACACGCATGGGGCCTCCGCAGGGGCAGGGAACCGGACCGGCGGGCGGGGTTCTTGACGGGCCAGGCGCGAGGAGCCACCGCACGCGAGGAGGAGTCGCCGTCCGCCGGTCACCGAGGGGGAGGATAGCATGGCTGCGCCGGCCACGACGCGTCGCAGACTACCAGCCGACCGATTCATCGTGCGCGCGCGGGTCGTACAGCTGCTCGTCGAGGTCCTCGACGTCCCCGCCCTTCCCCGCCCATGCGTTGTGCTCGTCGGCGGTCGCGGGGGTGTTGCGCCAGTCGGGCGGACCGCCCGCGGCCCCTTCGGCGGCGGCCGCGGCGGCGAGGACCTGCTGCTCGGAGCGACGGCGCCGGCGGTCTTCGAGGGGTTCGGTCTCGCCGGCCTGCTGGGTCCAGGCGACGTAGTAGGCGATGGCCGCCGCCATGATGCAGTCGTCGTGCGCGCCGGCCGCGGCGGCGGCTTCCCAGAGCGCGCCTTCGGTCTGGAAGTCCTTCAGCTCGTCGAGGAGCAGGGGCGAGTGGATGATGTAGTCGCTGAAGTTGGTGATCGGGTCGGTCGTGGTCAGCGCCGCGTGGAACTTCGCCAGGAGCAGCGGGCGGGTGCGCGGGGTGGTCGCCCAGCCGATCTTCGTCGAGAGGCGGCGAGAGGGGTCGTGCGCGTCGTAGTACTCCCAGACGTAGAAGTGGGTGTACCCCAGGTGGAGCTGGAGCGCGTTCTGGGTCGCCAGGCCGTGGTTGTTCACCTCGACCGCGACCAGGGCCTCGTACCCGTCCTCGTCGAGGTACCACTGGCCGAGCGTCTGGATCGTGTAGGCCAGACCGACCGGGAGGACCTGGTCACTCACATACTGCGCGACCTGCTCGGCGGGCTCCTGCAGGGTCCCGACGCGGGTGACGTTGACGACCGAGCGGTCCTGCCCGATGCCATCGCCGACGTCGACGCCGATCACGTAGCGGCGCTCGCCGCGGGTGCGCGGGCGCTCGAAGACTTCGAGGACGTCGAGGAGGGAGCCACGCGCGAGGAGTTCGCCGGGGCGCGGGGGACGGAAGCCGTAGCCTTTGGGGAGGATGATCGTGCTCATGACGCGACCACCGCTCCTTCACCGACGATCACCTTGGCCCGGTAGAGCCCATTCCAGCAGTCCCGAGTCAGCCCTTCGATCGCCGTGGCGTACGCCTCCTCCTCCGAGCGTACCGTCGGGACCCCCGTCGCCGGTGCGTGCTCCCAGTGGCGCACCTGCCGGCGGCGACGCTCCATGAGCCGGTAGGCGGCGTGCGCCATCTCGTGCGTGACGATGCCGATCCCGAGGCAGGTCCGCGCCAGGCAGACGACGCCGACCAGTCCCGGCGTGCGTCGATCACGGACTTCGATCACACACGCGACCAGCCCCTTCTTCGCCCAGCGGAACTCCGCGCGGCACGCGCGTCGCAGGGCCGGCGCGGTCGGGAACACGCGCACCTCGAAGTAGTGACGCGCGCCGCGCGAGGTCCGAATGCGGAAGGTGATGACGCTCATGGCTGCGCCGCCGGCGGTTGCGCCCGCTCCCACTCCTGCAGCTGCGCGATATCCTTCGCCGGCTCGATCAGCAGAATCACCTCCGGCTTGTGCGCCTGCAACGTCAGCCGCTCGATGGTCCCCGCGCCGAAGATCGATCGCCCCGCGTGCTGGAACGCTTCCTCGGCGGTCGCCGGGTACTCCTCCAGGAACTTGTACAGGCGGTCCTGCTCCGCCCAGTGCGTACGCGTCTGTTCGTACCAGACGAGCTGCTCGCGGCTGAGGCGGTAGGTTTCACCGAGGAGATACTGCGGCGAGGTCGCTTCGACCATCGCGGCGTGGGCCTTGGTGGTGTCCGACGGCTCCCACGCGATCGGCGCCGGCAGCCAGTACTTGTCGCGTTCGATGTACCACGGGATGAAGATGTTCGTGAAGCGGGTGTTTCCCTTCGCGGTGGACAGCCACTGGTGGTGCCACCAGTCGTACCGGCCCTTCGCGGTCGACTCGAAGATGACGAGCGTGCGGGACCGACGCGGGACGCCGGGCAGGAGCGCGTCGTCGATCTGCTCGGGGCGCTCCCAGGTACTGAGTTCGCTGAGGTGCACCAAGCCGAAGGTGCGGCCGCGTCCGATGTTCCCCTTGGCCTTGCCCCGATCCTGCAGGCCGCCGCGCTGGGACTTGCCGGCGAGCACGCGGAGCGAGGCGCCCGTGTCGAAGCTGACCGCGGTGCCCTTGGTCGTCGGGGGCGCGGAGGGCGGCCGGAGGAACCAGGGGAGCGACTCGATCACCTGCTCAGCGATGGAGAACATCGCGGAGGACTGATCGGGGGTGTCGCCCGCGACCATACCGCGGATCGTGCGGGTGGTCGTGACGCGGTGGGCGAGGAGAATCTGCGCGAGCGTCGACAGGCCGAGCTGGCGCGCCTTCAGCACGTTGATGAGCAGGCCGTCGGGGTGATCGCCGAACCAGCGGTCGCGTTCGAGGGCGGCCAGGCGGCGCAGGAAGAGGTCCTGGGAGGCCCACAGCGGGAAGATCGGCTCGGCGTCCTGCGCTTCCTTCGCGATGATCGCCCAGCGTTCGGCCCAGTAGGTGAAGTCGATCGTCGCGAGCAGGCGCTCCTGCCCGATGAAGATGTCCTCGGCGGGCGTGAGCGGGCGGGTGAGCTGGCCGTCGTCGTCGAGCGCGTCCGCGAGCTGATCGCGCCACGCCCAGCATTCGTCGTGGGAGCGACGGACGAGCCGGCCGCCGGGCAGGCGATCGCCGTAGCGGGCGACGAGGGAGGCGTCGCGCTCGGCGATGACCTCGGGGGCGTACATCCCCGACAGTCTACGCTACGGGCTGGGCGGCGTCGGCGGCAGTGCCG